GTTCCATTGCCAGAAAGTCCACAGAAAGACCTCCGCAAGAATCTTGGGAAGTTCTACTTGATTTGGCTGACGGAAATCCTGGCGAGGCGAAAAAGATGGCTTCTATGGTCAATCGAATCCTTGGATTCCAACAGACTGATTTCATGGAACTCAACGCTCTTGAGCAACAACTCATCAAGAGCAAGGGAAGGGGTCTCCCTGCCAAGAAGGAACAGAGACTTGAAGACCTTCGTGAAAAGTTCAGCGAAGAGAATGAGAACGAAGACGGCAGGACGCCGCTTGATAGCATTACTGAAAAGGAAAGAAAGATGGCTGTCTTCTACGGAGAGCGTCCCAACCTATACGGACAAACTCCGATGAGAGATACTCAATCTCCTATCTCCCTGTTCAGAGCAGATAGATTTACAGGCGAAGCGGTTGCCCATGTCAATGACGCAGGACAGCCTCACAAGGTCAGATGGAATCAGTTTACGCAGGGATGGGGTAATGCAAACTACGCCTCCCAGAATTGGGTTCCGATGGCAGCGAAGCAACTGGCTGATACTGGAACTGGTTTCAATACTGGCCATAGAACAATCGTTGAAGGCATGACCCATAAGTCCGGCTATTCCCTGTTCAAGATGGAAGACCCTCAACCAGCCGACCCGAACAAGAAGCCCAACTCCGAATACTTCCTCCTCGACCCTAACAGAAAACTCGTAGGCAGAGGATATAGAAACAAGGATACTGCTCTTGATGCGGCTGAAGAACACGCACAAGGTGCCACCCTTCCCCCAGAAAATGCTAACTCCATAGAGATAGCGTTAAAGGGCGCTGGATGGAACCCGAAGGGTATCAACTTTGCTGGAAGAATCAGAAGCACATTTGTGTCTGCTGACGGAAACTGGAGGGCTGAAAGACAATATACTGGCGGTGCCAAGGGGTATGACCTTATTGATGTTAAGTCCGGCATTGTCGTGGCTGAAGGCATCAAACTCGGTCTTAAGTCTGACAGAAAGACCCCGATGATTGAAGACCTAAATGCGGCTGTTGAGGCTGCAATTGAAGGAGGAACAGTCAAGTTGAAGATGAGCGAAGCATTCCAGGCCAAGATTGGTGAAACAAGAGGTTTGTCTGACTGGACAATCATCCATCAAGACGGCAAGAAAAACAAGGTGTTCTTTGCCAGCGAGAATCCTGTGTATTATGACGTGAGAAAAAGATTTGCCGAAGTCCTTGGATGGAAGAAGGTCAATGAAATCACAAGAGAGATGCGTAAGGCTCTTGGCGACGATGTTGTGGCAAGGGACTCCGAGGCAGTCATCAAATGGGTTGAGGACTGGACACACAACTGGCATTCCGACCAACTCAGACAGATGGCTGAAAGAGCCTCTGCCGATGCTAGACTCGAACTTGATGATATCAACAAGACTGAAAGAGAACTCCTTGCGTTAAGACACGGAGAGCAACTCACTTGGAGCAAGCCTGTCGAGCCTCAGAAGCCTAAGGCTGGTGCCACAAACAAGGATATCGAAAAGTTCAACAAGGCTATGGCCAAGTTTAATGAAGAATCCATTGCTTGGACTAACCATCAAAAGGCAGTAGATGAAATGCCACTCAGCGAAGGAGAAGTAAACTACCTGCTTAATTACACAAAGAAACTCAAGACCAGAGGAGACGAGTTCCTTAGAGTTGCAACGCTTGGTGGAGCATTGTCGAACAAGGGCTTTGCTGCTGCCAGAGCAGAAGGTCCGATTGATGCTTTGACACTCGCTAGAAATGCAATGGCTGATGCCAGAGTCGCTGGCGAGTCTATCTGGTATGTCGAGAACTCTGGATATATCATCCAGCAACTGATGTATAAGGCTGAAAGGCCTACATTCGGAATGGAGATATCTCATAACAAACTGCTTGTCCTTGGAGACAAGAAGGCGGATGTCAAACAGGCCAACTATATCCTGTATTCTCCGGGTGGCCAAATCCTGCTCCGTGCAAAGAGCAGAGAAGAGGCGGTAGAGGAAGCATACAAGCAGAGGGAACCTCAATGGCTTAAGAACTTCATTACCAACAACGAAGGACTTAACCTTGGTTTCACCAATGAAGAAGCCATGAGACTGAGAAAGCACGGCATCCCCAAGAGCAATAACCCTGTTCCGAGCAGGGCTCCCGCTAACCGCTATGACAGGCCTGCACAACGATGAATGAGCACGACCAGTCAATGAAGGCGGTTATAGCGGACTTTAAGTCTGGCGGCTGGGTTGTCATAATCCTGGGAGCAATTGGTGCTTTTGTCAGTCTAGTAATGAAGAACGAAAAGTATCATGTGTTTGTTTGGGGAAGAAAGGTGTTTGCAGGAGCCTGTGTTGGCGTTATAACCTACTTTGCTCTCTACTACGTTGACATACTACCAATCTATAAAGGCATATTGTATTCTATTTCCGGTGCCATTGCTCCTGAGTTGTTTGACTTTATCAGCAATCGTGCTAGAAGTATGTTCTCTAAATCAGAATAACATGGGATTCCTAGATAGCATTTTCGGTGAAGATAAGCCTGTTCCTACGGCTACTCCTAACGTAAAGACTCCAATTAACAAGTCCCAGAGCGTAGAGACATTGACTCCCAACATCATAGTTCCTACTGCGACTCCGGTTCAGCCTCCTGTTGTTGATAAATATTATCATATTCCAGACAATGAGTGGAATATCCTTTTGCGTAATGAGACTGGCCCCAATAAGACCAAGGCACAAAGAGAAGCAGCATTAGGCGACCCTAGCACCAAGAATAAGGGTGTAATGCTTGCTGTTGGTCCGGCACAACTACACCCAGAGTTTGTCGAACAAGTCAATAAACTCATTGATGTAAGAGCAAGAAGAGGCGAAAAGGTTCCTCCTCACTTTACGCTTCAAGACAGAAACTCTACAGAAAAGTCAAGACAGATGGTTGACATACATCAGTATTGGATTGGTAAGGAGTTTGAGCAGAAATACGGAAGACAACCTAATAGCGTCGAGAGAGCACAACTGCACCAAGCGGGTTCTATGAAGAGTTTCAATAACGATTCAAATAAGAAGTATAGGGAATCTTACCTTGCGGCCAAAAGTGCCCACGAAGAAGAAGAGAAGCAGAATTCCAAGAAGAAATGATTAAGTCAATGTGCATCGCTGGTTTCTTGATGATTCTCTCCGGGTGCACTCCTGGCCAAGTGCCTACTGTCGTGATAAAAGACAACAAGGAGAAGGATGTCTATATAGACAAACTTGAGTCTATTGTTTCTGACGCTGGGGCTGGCATTACAGCCGTCTTGGAGGTTACCCCTAGCCCTTCTATCGTTTACTCGGTATTAGAGGCTGAGACGGCCAGATTAGGGGGTATAAAGCCCCCCACAGTTGCTAAACTGGCTGAAAAAAGACTTATCATTAAGAACAACGATGTTAAGGCAGTTGCGAAAGATAAGATTGAAGCCGACAAAGTTGACAAGGAAACCACTATCCTCTACAGCCGAGTTGAGGCGCTTGACAGAGAACTTGCCGAAGCAAATCTTGCCAAAGAACTTGCCATCGAAGCGGAGAACAGGGCGGTCAAAAGCGAGCATCTGCATATGATAACAAGCGTAGGCATTGCGATGTTTGCGATAGGAGTTTTCATAGTAGCGTTCACAACTAAGAAGATTGGCGGAGGAATCGTAGCAGTATGTGGGGCCTTGGCTACGTCCGTCTCGTGGATTTTTGACAGTCATTGGTTTAGTTGGATTGCCGGATTTGGTGTTGGTTTTATTGTCTTAGATATCGTTGTTGTCATAGGCAAGAAGAGCCTAGACTACATAAGGGCAAAAAGAACTGGACAAGGTAAGGATGATGAGCAACCTAGTAACTGAAGATAGTTCAGCCGTGCAGAGGATTGTTGCTCATGTTTCGTTGTTATCCGTTGGGTGCTGACCTTTCCGAAGTCTCCCCTTTAATCCGTTACTCCTGCACGAACGGACAGGGAGCGTTTTATCAGTTCGAGTCGGACTAGTTCTTTCTCGGTCTTACTGGTGTTGGCGTTCTTCGGAAGTTGGAGAGCCTCCCAGTAAGACTTTAACTGGGTATCGTTAAGGCGGGATAGTTGTCCGTCTATCTTCTTGGTCAACTCCGAGCGAAGCGACGGAAGGTTATGTCGTGTCTTCATCTTGGCTAACGAACGACAACTAACGCCATACTTGTTTCCGGCATCACGTGCCGTAAGATTCTCGATGATGGCTAGACGATAGACTTCGATGAGCGAGGCCATTAGTTCTTGATTTTCTTGTAGTAAGGGATGCTGATGATGGAACCGCTTTCAGACTTAACACGGAACAACTTACGCTCCAACTTGCCCTCCTTGGCTAGTGCTCGCAGTTTCTTACGAACAATCCACAGGGAACGATTCATCTCCTTGGCACATTCCTGCGTAGAGAAGAAACCCTTCGGGATTTCGTCTATGCTCTTTTGCTGAAGTTCCCAGATGAGAAGTTTAAGAAGTGCGTTTGGTGTTTTCATTTTGTTTGTTGTGTCTTGAATGCCAGTTACGGCAAGTTGTTTTTCGGTCAATCCCCTCTCTGACGCACCAGTTATATACTACCGATGTGGATGAGTTAACCTTTTTGGCGATGTCCTTATATAGCATACCCTTCTTGGTCATTGGAAGGATAATCTCATGCCATTTGGATTTATCGACATTCGACCAAGGTTTCTTATGGAGAAGTTTTATGCCAAGTATCTTAATCCATCGCTTTAAGGTATCTTCTGATATGTTCATGGCGATAGCCATATCTACCATATTAAGTCGCTCCTTCTCGTTAAGACGAATCAGTTCCTTCTCTGCGGCAACAAGACGCATGAGAAGTCCTTGAGTAATGGTATGATTATTAAACTTAACTGTCGGGTGATTATTCCCCATTTTTGTGAGTCCAAGTGCGAACATCCTTGGTCCAAATCCAGCCATTGTTGAAGCGATGTGCCTGCCAGACCTTCCATTCTTTGCCTTCAATTACGCCATAAGTCCAACCAAGACCCCACATAGATGTGGCCAGTCGGTTCTTTGCGTAGTCCATTTCGCCCTTTTTGCACATACATCCGCCGGAGAATCCAACAACTCCGCCATGACGCTTTGCATTAGACTGCTGGATGCTGTGGATATGACCCATGATTACGGCACCTCCAACCTCTCCGTAGTGGACTGCGTGTTCTTGGACTGCTCGGGTTCCGCAGGTGTAGCCATGCACGGCAGTAATAGGCCCAAGTCGATACACGCCCTTGTCGGCATGGTAGGGAAGGATAGTCTTACACTTGTTCTGACGGAGGGTTGACTTAATCTTATTATCAAGTTCGAACGCATAGTCTCGAATGACACCGCTGCTGCTTCCAACCATCATCTGGTGAAGGCGGTCCTCATGGTTTCCATACAGGAATGCGGTAGGCTTCATTGCCTCGATGAATTCAAAACCACACTCGACGTCATCTATCAATGACTCATGTGATTCGTTATCCGAGTTAGAGACTCCTCGTCGGATAGAACGGAAGTCGAAGCAATCTCCAAGATGAATGCGATGCTGGGGCTTGAAGTCCTTGATGAACTCTTTAAGGCCTCCGAATGCAACAGGGTCGCACATATCACCGTGGTTATCTCCTACACAAAGAAATGTCTGGTATTTTTTCATAGTAAAATCTGTTTGCCCCATTGTTCAGCCATAGCGTCTGCTATGCCTTGAAATGTTCGAGAACGCATTTTAGCACGTTCGTCTTTGTTAAAACGGAAGGATTGGTAATGCCACATTGGGTCTTTTGTGCCGTCTTTATATACATAGTATTCTGGTTTTACTATGTTAGTTGGGACAAGTAAAGGTAAATTCTTTAGCCAAAGTCCGGTTCTTTTAGCATGAGGTTCACCGAATTGGTATGGCTGTATGTATTGATTCGGGGGTCTGAACTGTGTGGTAAGGACACCCGCTGGGTTCTCCATACACACCTTATCAATGTTAGAGTTAAAAAGGTTAACGGCAAACGCGATGGCATCCTGGCGTTGCTGCGGTCTGTCTGGATATCTGTCCTTATACTCTGGTTTGAACCAGCGATTTCCGCTGATAGTAAGATATGTGCAAGGGGGATGGCATATCATCAAGTCCCACCCTCTGTCAATGATATCAAAGACGCTTCCAACGTAATGCTCTCCGGGCTTTTCAGTCGGAAGAAGGTCGCAAGACATTGCATAATGCCCCTGTTTCGTGAACGCATCACGAACTGTTCCAGAGAACTCGCAAGCGACCAACACTCTCATGGAGTTTGATTCTTGTTGAACCAGTCAATCCATTGCTTCTTGGCCATCTTATACTGGACTCGATACAGTTCGCTGTTGGTCACGGAGTCATGAACATCCTTGATAGGTTCCGGCAGTATGAATGCGAATGCCATACAGAAACCCTTAAGGTTCTTTCTGTCGTCAGACAGTTTATCGTTCTCATTTCTGAGTTCGATGATGGTCTGCTCAAGCAACTGAAGGTGAGTCCAATGCTGTTCGTCCTTCTTTTTCATCGTGCTTTTCGGAGTTGCTCTACTTCAATTTCAAGAAGTGCATTATCAGCAAACAACTTCTTATACATATCCGCTATCTGACGCTTCTCCGTTTGACATACAGATAGTGTCATCTGCAGGTCAAGCAGTTCTTCAAGTTTCTCGACCGGCATTGACAGCAATAGTGCTGCCGCACGAATCGAGTTATTCTGTTGCTTCTTCGTCATTGTCGTTGAAATCTTTTGCGTGCTTGGTTAGGTCAGGATGGATACGTTGACCGCATTTAGGACAATACTCACAGGTATATCCGATGAAATCTTTAATATCACCATCAGCGTATTGGACTGACATATATGGGCCGAATATACGAGGATTGAATTTTTCAATGTGCTTGCAGTTTCGTTTGGTCATTTTGTTTGTTTTGAAACTAGCCCCGCTTGGAATCGAACCAAGATAACCCGCTTAGAAGGCGGGTGTTCTATCCGTTGAACTACGGGGCTGTATCAATTATTTGTTAGAACGGAATAGCGTCTTCGGAAGGTTCGTCGTCAACGGAGTTGCCGCTTTCGCTGTTCTTCATGGCCCACAGAGCCTGTGCAGACGACTTAAGCGACAAGTCCTTGATGCCGACCTTGCCGGTCTTTTCCCAAGGCTTAGGTTCCCACGTATTCGCCCAGTAGTTGAGGTCATTAAGAGGGAGGTCTTGAAGAGCCGTGCCCTTTGCCTTGCCAAACGGAACAGGCAGGGAGAAGTCAACCTCTCCAGTCGCTAACTTAGACGCAGACGGATTAGCGATGAACTTACCTGCGGGGGCATTGGATACAGCATTGCTATACTGTGGCTTAGGGGAACTAGTATTGGTGGTGGGAAATGTGGCTACATTGGCATCATCATCTTCAGTAGCAACACCGGCAACAGCAGCCAGAGCGTAACGACGAAGATAGGAGAAGATGGAGCCAGCCTTCTGCCCATCAATTCCAGCGGGACACGGAATGTATGCAGACTCTTCAATGCGACCGCCTTCATTGTGAATGATAACGGTATTGATGCCTACGGAGTTTTCAGAACCGATGGGAAACTGAAGAACCGCAAGACCATGCTTGGCGAAGATAGGCTTAATCAACGCAAGGTGTGCATTGAGGGAAGCATACTTGCTCTTGTGGAACGGATTGTTGCTGTCTGCGTGAACATCAGTCGTTTCAGCAATAGCCGACACAAGTGCCTTCTGCAAGGCGATGTGCTGGCGAGTGCGTTCAGCGAGTGCGGTGTCGTAGTAGTCGTTTGTAGGATTATCTTGGGTCATGTTATGGATGGGTGAGTAGGTATGTATGCTGAAATTGTTCATAGGGTCAAGAGATATTTTCATCTTTCTTCGTGGCACCTACGAGGTCAAAGAAGTCCTTGAAGCGACCCATTAGAGCCTTGCCTAGTTCCACATCATCGAAACGGCTCAACAGTCCAGCGGATGTAAAGTTAGTCGTAATGACAGTAGGGCGGTGATTAATGGTTCGCTCGTCAATGACGGCAAACAGGTCGCAAGCGATTCGGGCAGTCATCTTTTCCTTGCCCAAGTCGTCAATGAACAGGAATGGGACGTTAATCATACCGGAAACCAGTTGGTTGTGGTTAAACTTGGAGAAGCCTTCCTCGATGTTCTGTTCGAACTTACGCATCGTGATGAACTGTTGCTTCTTGTATTGAGACTTCCAGTAGCGACGTGCTACTTCGTATGCGGCTCGGGACTTACCAAGTCGGGTGGTTCCATGAAGTAACAGAGAACGATTACCCCAGGAATTCCAGTTTGATGCGACGTCACGCATCTTGGGGCAGGGAATCTGTTCAATGACTGTCTCTTGGAACACTACTGGCATACCAATAGGTTCAATAGCCCAGTTGAGTTCACGGTATCGTGCGTCACGGCTGATTTCATACTTGTCCTTGCAGAAGAAGCAGAAGTAGTCCGGCCAGATAATCTTGGAGCCGTCAGTCATAGGGATACGACTGCCACCGCATTCACACTTATTAGAACGCATTGTGGTCTTCGGCTGTGAGGGGCTTGGGCTGATACTTGATTTGCTTGCTGGTAGTCCCGCCAACAGGGAAGATACCAAGCCATCCGTTGCGGATGCTGAGAATAATTGATTGGGTTGCGTCATGTTCGTTTTGGTTGGAGAGGAATTCTAGTTGTTGTTTGATTGTTGTTGGAGTGAGGGGTTTCTTGCGTTCTTTGCGATACTCCACCCAATCGTCCCAGACCTTATGGAATGAGTCAGAATGAGGTAGAGGAGGCAACATCAATGTCTTTATATCCTTATTATTATCTTTATTACTATATGGTGCCAGTTTTCCGGCGGGGGGGCGATTGTTTTCTGGCGGGGGGGCGATAGAAATCTGGCGGGGGGTGCCAGAAATCTGCTGGGGGGGTAAGAAGGATGCCGTGGAACAGGTGCGAATGGTGCGTAGGCCACATTCGTTGACCACACGGCTGATGTAATTCTTCTTAATCAAGTCCCCGATGCTTGCACGAACTGACGATTCCGACAGTCCGAGCATCTTGCCGATATACTCATTGCTCGCAAAGCATCCCTTCTCGTTGTCAAGAGACTGGATGATGGCGAAGATAATCTTGCCAGACGCAGTAATATCTGCGTCCAGCAAGACTTCACGAGGAATGAATACCCCAGAAAACATTGATTGTTTGTCGCTCATTCAAGCATCATAGGACAAATCTCGCTGGGGAGTCCAGCATAGATATTGGTTTTCTTTGCATTCTCCATGCGGACCAACTCGATATCTACCATTTCTTTCACTTCATTGATTCGCCATTCCGGTAGTTCGTAGAATCCAATAGCATGAGGGGCTTTCTTTTCAACAAAAGCAAAGTAGAACTTGGGCTTAACTCCGGTAACGATTTCAACACCCTTCTGGTAAAGGAAGTTCTGCACATCGTAGCCCTTGGAGTAAACTTCAGATTTAACAGTTCGCTTGGTGGGGGTGTCGTTGATAGTCTTCCAGTCCACAATGATGTTCTGCGTCTTATTGAAGAAATCAAGGCGACCCTTAATCTTGATGCCCATATACTCACACTCGAATCCTGCTTCCTTGACAATCTTATCGCCCTCGGAATTGAGAGCCTTCCACAGAGAGTTCTTTGCAACGCTCTTGGACATGGCACCAAGCATATTCATTTCCTTGGTATCAACGTAATTGTCCTGTTCGGCATTCAGTTGCGATTCGAACTCACGCCAAGCCATACGACCACCAACAGTTCGGCGGTCAACATCGGGTGCAATCTTGAAAGACTCATCGAAAAGATGAGGTTCAAGGATAAGCATATGCATCGCAGTTCCGAGACGGAAAGCGTCGCTGGTAGGCTCGTTATCCTTCTTGTCCAGCCAGTCCTTGTAGTGGAGGGGGCTGATAAGGAATTTCTTCAAAGACGAGGCGTTAATGCCAGTCCAAGAATCATATTCCTCAGAAGAAATGCCGTTGATAATCTTGCCGTTGGGAGTGCTCATATGCGTAGGGATGAGCACGCAGTATCCATATTTAAATCACGGGGTCAAGCGGGAATCTGAGTTAATTTTATCGTGATTCCTGGGTTATTTGAATGCTTTTTGGACGTGGTTTTGTAACAGATAATTGAGTCATCTACTATGAATCCAGTTCTAGTAAGTGAATCAAGGATTACCTTCTCCATGTTGTCTAGGTCCGGGCGGGTGGTCTTCCACTCTTCTCTATTGAGATATTTTTTGGGCGCTGACTTATTCCAGGGAAATCTGAATTCAATATATACAGACACCGGACCATCCCATGGATTAGTAGGTTTATGCTTTAAGATGTGCAACTCGAATTCCTTAATCCAAGCATTAATGCTACTCTTGGCAAACTTACCAACAAACATTCTTCCAGATTTGCTTTTCATTATTCTTAGCGAAGACTGGTGCGTGGCCTTCGTTGGAATCATATTGACATCCATTAGTATTTCGCTCATAGTGTCCTACTAAAACAAGTATCATGGAATATCAAGCAAATAACGAATCACTTAATGACCCTACTAAGAATCTTCCGGCACCGGTAAGAAAGATTGCAGAGAAGTTAATCCTGGATGGGAAGAGTTGTGAAGAGACTGCAAAGATAGTAAGTGTGAGAAAGTCAACAATTGTATCTGTAAGACAACAAATGGAGGGCGATGGGAAGTTGGAACTCGGCTCTTGGAAGCGAGAGGTCGCAGGGCTTCTGGGAGACTTTGTTTCCAAGGGGGCGGTCAGACTATCGGAGAACGTCGAAAGCATCCCTATCGGGCAACTGCCTATGGCTATCGCTATCGCCATCGACAAGGTGAGAGACTTGGCTGACGCTCCGACTGTTCGTATCGAGACTCGACTGAAGATTACACAGGACGAACTTAATCGTGCTTTCGACATTGACACGGACGCAAAGGCAAGTAAGGTGATAGATGCAACACCCAACATAACCAACGAAAATGAGCCAAAACAACAGTAACGAACTGAATCAATTCATCTTCCCGAAAAAGGAAGAAACCCTCCCCGGACCTGTCGCAATCAAGTTGCTCGATGCGGCCGAGCGTGTCGTCGCTCGCCTCGATGCGGAACTTAAGGATGCCAAGGTCAAGTTGGACGCACATGAATCCATGTGGAAGACCGCACAATCCGTAATCACCCAACAGTCCGAAGAAATCCAGTCGCTCGAAAAGCAACTCAAACTGTATAAGGAGGAATTTGCGGATGCATCAAAGCAGGCTGTAGAAGTTCTTGACTTGATGCAGAACACTAAGCACTCTCTCGAGTCCGTGATGGAGCAGTTCTTCAAGCACGAGAACAAATAATTTCCCTAAACACATATGACAAATAACAAAGAAGATAAAGATGCTGACATGGGTATCCCTCCGTTCATCTTTACCAGCAATGTGCTGGTAGAGAAGGAACCGATTGGTATCCTTCATGCGATTAATCAAGGTCTGATTTCTCGCTTTAACGCTTGGCAAATCCTGCGACTGATTCACGACGATGAAATCAAATGCGGTCTTCCGCAGTATGGCATCATCACCGTGTTCTCTCTGTCCAAGGATATCGAGCAGTTCAAGACCCTGTATGACCAAGGTTGCGATATGCTTCGCCACGAAGGAATCATTGACGACGAAACTGAAAAGAAACTCTTCGAAGAACTGTCTGCAACGCTGAAGAAGAAAGCCAAGGTTTCGGTCAAGAACCCCCTTGACAAGCCCTCCAATACTGGTAAAACCAAGAAGAAGAAATCCTCTCCCACCAACAAAAACAAAAACTAATATGAGCAAGCAACTAACGCCGGAAATCAAGTCGTCCCCTATGTTCCTTTTCGCAAAGGTCAAGGGACTCAACAGCCGTGAAGCATCTCGCTTCAACTCTCTGTTCACGTCCGAAGCGGACTTCTTGAATATCACAACCAAGGAATTCGGTAAGACCATTACGATTTCGTATCTCGAGTTCTGCAAGGAACCTAAGATTGATAAGTTGGCCTTCATGAATGCCAGCGACGTAATGAATAGCGAATCTACCGGAGTCGTATCTCGTTCTAAACTTGTTATGGCTTATGAAAAGCAACGCAAGGCCTACCTTAAGTTGAAGGAACTTCGCCATCTCAAGTCTGATGAAGTCGACAATCTGATGATTCAAGCCAGTCCGTATGCTGATAACATCCCGAGCAATATGACCTATCGTATGTTCGTCCTTCAGCACATCCTGCGATACATCAGCACCACAGCCACCGCAAAGTAATCCTTAATAGTGCTTGCCAGTTCGGAGATGGCAGGTATTATTTAGTTTCGTAACGAACCGCACCTTGAAACTGCGGTTGACTGACGAGGGGGTTCGGAGGTCGATTGACCAAAGACGCAAGTTGCAGAAGCAAGCCCCTTAATCAGTTTCCTTTCTACCAACAATACAACCCAATGAGTAACGAAGAACTGCCGGAGAATCAACACTACGAACAAGAAAGCGTAGTTTTTAAGGAAGTCCTTAATAAGTATTTCAACGGAGAAGTCCCTAACGAGAAGGCACGTAAACAAGCATTCAAACTTCTCTACGACACCTCCATGTTCAACAAACAGGGATGGACTGACGAAGATGACTTCATGCAATACAACATGAACGGATACTAAAAACCAACCCAACAAATCAACTCAACATCCTAACAACATTACAATGAGCAAACATATCAATATCGAGTGGGCATACAACACCCTGTCCGTGTGCACCATTAATGACGAAAAGCAAGACCTTATCTATCTGATGGAAATCGTCCAGGAATTGGAAGACCCAGATGACTTGTCTCCTCTGACCTTCTATACCCACGCTCCTATCCCAGATATGCTTGTAGATACATTCGGACAGGACGACGAATACACTATCGAGCAATGTGTCAAGGTTACTGGTTGCCGCAATCTTCACGAATACACTAACAAGAACTGGGGCTGTGTATCTGATGCTGTAGATGTCAATATGATTGCAGAGGAAGAACACACCGTTACCTATGAGTTCAAGACTCGCAGTAAGCCCCCTATCGCATGGCTTAAGGAAATCTCCAACCAGTATCCGGATATCATGTTTGAACTTGTTTCAAACAATGAGTTCGAACTGTGGGAGGAATTCGAAGTGGTCTATGTGGGTGGCAAAGAAGTCGTAATGCAATATAGCAAACGCCAACCTTGATTATAATGGGGAGTAATTAACCCAAGGCCAAGAGGACTATAACTGATAGCAATGTCCGAGGGCCGTCCCTCTCACTCCAATAGTGTAATGGTAGCACGGAAGGTTTTGGTCCTTCTAGTCTAGGTTCAAATCCTAGTTGGAGTATTTACAGGCGTGTAACTCAGCGGTTAGAGTGGAGTCTTTATAAGGCTTAAGTCGGGGGTTCGAATCCCCTCACGCCTACATTTAGCGGCAGTAACTCAATGGTAGAGTGCCTGTTTTCCAAACAGGTTGTTGCAGGTTCAAGTCCTGTCTGCCGCATTTTGCATCGGTAGTTCAATGGTAGAACACCTCATTTGTAATGAGGATGTTGCGGGTTCAAGTCCCGCCCGATGCTCCATTTTTGCTAGAGGAATCAGAAAAATGAAAACCAAATTGTAACGCTATAACAAAAACAACAACTGCCGGCCTTCGCCCGCAGCCGCAAAAACAAAAACTCCGCCGGAAAATCAAAAACTCCGGCAAAGCAATTCAACAAAACATAAAATGCAAGCAATTACACAGGCAAAAGCAACGTCAGAAATGCAAGCAACGCCGGCCCAGGAAGCAATCCAGGATACGGATGTAATTTTGATCTCACAAGCATTAAACAAATCGCAAGCAATCTTTGACTTGCTATCAAATCGCAAACTAGAAGTATTCTGCTTGCCGGATTCAAATGATGAATCTGTAGGATTCTTGATTGATGTAAATGATAGTTGTAAGCGTATCCTGGATTAATGCAATTACTAGAACTAAAAGTATTAGGTAGAAAAAAGATGAAAAAATCCCTTGGTGGAAAATAGTCGAATTAGTAGAATTCAAGTATTAGGTAGAAAAAAGATGATTTAGGGATTGAGTGTTTCAAAAGAATTGATACATTGAAGGGGTGAATCAAACCTATGCTTGTATTAAATGCTCCGGTTACATTAGCACAACTCGTGCAATGATCGAAGTATTGTATTAATGCAAATGGTAGAAGTTCCACCCAAAATACAAAAAACAAAAACCATGTGTAACTGCAAATCCATCAACAGCAAAAAGCGGAAATCCATCTATGAGATGAGTCCCGAGCGTATCAAGGAATATGTCAAAACCCATATTCAACTGAAGCGGGACTTCATCGACTTGAAGGATACCAACGAATTCATCTGTTCCGAGAATCAGGAACTGCGTGAATACATCAAAGAGTTGAAAACCGAAATCGATTCTTACGTCAAAAAGGTTTCTATCTGGCAAAAGATCGTTTTCATCATCAACGGCAAATCCTCTAACTCTACCAAGTAAACCTTTCCCACTAGCACTGGTAATCCGGCAATCCTGCCGGACCCAGTAAAGGTGGAAACCAACAAAACAACAAATACATATGTGTAAGTTAATCGCTATTAGTCGCGTTTCGACTAAAAACAGCAAACAGGCATCGCTTCTGGTTAAGCGGTCAAGTGAATTGCTCGGAGCCTCCCAAAAGGACGGTTTCGGCTTTTCTATCAAGCACCAGAATGGTCAATACACCGAACGCTATCTTTCGGCTGATTATGTCGCTGGTCTTGGCACCCTAAAAGAAAGCGTTGATATGCTTAAAAGCAACATCCGAACCAAACTGATCGAAGGAATCGACTTTGACACGGATGGTGTAAAACCCAAGAAGGGTGCAATCAACGGATGCTTCATTGCTCATGGTCGAACTGCTACTTGTGGTAAGACAATTGAGAATACGCATCCGTTTACTGGAATGAACCAGCACGGCAACTGGACGATTGCTCATAACGGTATCGTTGAGTGGTCCGGTGTGAAACTACCGCTTAACACAACCTGTGATTCCGAGCACCTGTTGAATTGCTTCCTTCACCTTGACGGCGAGCAATCCTTCAAGGACGGGATTTCCGGTTACGCTGCTGTCATTGGAATTGACCCATTAGGCAATATGTTTGTGCTTCGTGATAATAAAGCACCGCTATTCATGTCATACATCGTAGAACTCGACTCCTACGTAATTTGCACGGATAAGACGCATTGCGACGAACTGACGAAAATGTTGTGCGACTTCAATTCGATCAAGAATGCAAACATTAGCACTCCCATGATGCTAGCAGATTACGTAAAGCACGTGTTTCATGAAAACGGAGAAATCTCCTCGGTCGAGTTTCCCAAGTTTGACAACAAAATGTCGTATTCCTCAACTGCCGGCATTTATCGAAGCCTTGGTTCTGCCGGAGTCCACGGATACTCGGGCTATGGGAGTTACCACAAATCGACTCCTGCTGTCCCTTCTGTTGTTACTAGCACTCCTCCTGCTACTCCTGCTGATGTAGTTGAAGCGGAAGAGCAAGCCATCCTTGACGCATATCACCAGCAAACCGTGGAACGGTCGAAAAAGAACTCCCGCAAGCAAGTCAAGCCTTGGAAGGATTCTGACTACGGCTACTAATCCTGGCCTTCTCACAAATCTTTAATTCATCAATTACCATAGTTCAAAAACAGAACTAAATTGAGTTTTAAAGCATCACTAGAAATAGTGATGTAAAACTTTCCCTCCTTTCTGTTGAATCCGGACAATCCCACAACTTCGTGGAACCCGGAAGAGACGAAAACCCAAAACAAAACAAAAACATGAGTCAAGAAGAAACCCCTAATCCGAAGCCAGTTGAATTGCTCCTTTCGAGCAAGCCGACGCTCCGGCAGAAACAGTTGGAAGTGTATGGTATGATTGTTCATGGAACTAATATCGGCATGAATGTTCCTCGTCGTGAGGAATTCAATCAGGCTCGTATTGCTTCTTGGAATAGCATTCCTGTTGCTTACCGAAATAACCCGGTTCTGATTAAGGTAGCACTTACCGGACACCAGTATTTCGAGCGTGGCCATCGTGCTAGTATCTCTATCGATACTATCGTTAGCCGTTGCAACATGATGAAGCAAATGATCGATATCAAGTTGTCCGACAATCCGTCGAATAACCTGCTTTCGTATGTCGGTAAGCATCATCAGATGATTCAAGACTGCTTTATGTATGACCGCTACCTTATGGTGGAACGCATGAAGGCTTCGAGTTTCACTTACAACGAAATCGAGCATAAGCAGAATAACACGTTTGAACAGGCCACAGTAGGCCAGGAAATCCTCGATTTGCATGGAAACATCATCCAAGTATGTCGCTGGTTTACCCGAATCAACCATCGTCGTAATCACTGGCGAACCACTGCTGCTCGTGGCACCGGAAACATGACGCTTGGTCAACGCTTCAATCACTTGCTTCAGAACATTACTAGTGTTCGTCCGCATCGCTGGAACTCCAGTTTGACGAGTTCTCAGGCTACTATCGCCAATCGTCTTCGTCCTTCCGGTGAATGCCTCGGAATCGAGTTGGAGTTTGTTGCTAGTGCTGGTAGTGATATCGTATCATGGGACCACGAGGATTACCCTGTTCACCCGTGGTTGTATTTTAAGGGTGATGGTAGCATCCGTCCTAATCGTGATTCCGAGCAACTCGCTCAATACCAGGAATTGACGTGGTTCATCAATGGCTCGTCTTCCAACGATTGGAAGAACATGGAGCAGGTGCTGAAAGCCATGACTTCTAATGGTGCCGGCGTTAATAACAGTTGTGGAAACCATGTGCATATTGATATGCGACACCGCACGGCACAGTCGGCTTCTCGCACCGCTAGCAAAATCCGTGATGCTCTGAATACCTGGGCTCATCGAACGGTATCGTTTACCCGAGCACATAATACCTACTGCGGCATCGACCGCGAGTGGCAGAACAATCGTTACACCGCTGTGAATACTCAATGTATCTCGGAGCATCAAACGGTAGAGGTTCGACTGGGTATGCCGACGCTCAACTTCTACAAGTTGAAGTATTGGTGTGCGTTCATGCAATACTTGGCTAAACCTTACACTAGTGTTGCTACTCTTGAGGAATTCATGGAATCGGATGCTGATATCGGTTTGAAGCATTACGTGTTCCGTCGAATCCTCAAGTTCGAGTCCACCTACCTCAACAATCAACAGAACGCTTTGCCTAATTTCGCTAATTATGCAAAGGCTTTCCAGTCTATTGACAACGGAGTAGAGTAATTCAACTGGGCAAGGGTAGCCACCAATTCCGGTGGTTACCTAAACCCTACAAATCCAACTAATATGACCCCTAAACGATTACACGTCCCAATTCAATTGCTTGACTCCGTGTGCAAGTTGACTTTGAAGAAGTCGGCAAAGCCTAAAGTCAAAGCAGTTAACGTAATTGGTAAACCGGTAGTGATGTACAAAATGATTTCTACTGAAGAATGGAACAAACAGCAGGAATTGAAGAAGGCTGAAAGCGATCGAATTGAAGCAAAGCGGCAATCTCCCAAATTGGATAGTTCTATCATTACGGCACTTGGTGGTCCGGCAGGAAAGCGTCTAACTAAAGCAGAGAAACGAAAGCATCAAAAGGAGTATTACTTCAAACGAAAGCAATACTTCAAAGAATACAATGCCAAGCGTTACTTGAAACTAACAAAGGCTAAAGTCAATCCATTCGATGCACCCTCCGGATAATACAATTGAATTAGACCAGCATATCCTGGATTACAAGGATTACTGGGTTCGTGTAAAACTACTATTACTCAAGGCAGAAGCAGAACTCGAATACAATTATTGGTATTAACGATACCAATAATAAAAAAATAAAAATACAAGGAGCACTAGGAATGCTCCTTTTTTGTGCCTGCTTGCTATGCTTGATAGGTAGTATCTGTCAAAATACGCGGTTCCACAATCCGGTAGAGCCGGCATCATTACACTATTGGTTTTAAAGGATAAGACTGATGAAGTGAACCATTTACAAGCATTGACAGTGATCAAATAACCCAATGAACGCTACCATTTAATGCATTTACTGAACTAATGCATTTAATGAATTAACGTATTTAATGAATTAATGTAATTAATGATTTAATGCATTTAATGAATTAATAGACGTAATGCTTTTACAGTATTACAACTGGCGGAGGAAGATGAATGACAGTTGGACTGGGGCAAATCCAGGATTCCGGGGCTACTGGGATTCCAGTCAAGCCGGGTTGATCGAAATTGAGCAATCCCCTCGGCGCCGGACGCCCAGGAAATAGGCACAAAAAAGACCCCCATTTCTGGGGGTCTAACTTGAGTCCGCTTATTCCGCGGATTCCTCCTTTTCCGTCCGCTGTTCGGGCGGGAGTTCGCAACCCTTTTCCTCGATTGCTTCAATGAGGGACTTCACCGAATCGCTGTCCGCTTTCCAGCGGATAACAGCGGGAGTCCATTGACCTTTGCAATCGTCCAAGTCCTCGAATCGGACGAGAACGATTCCGAGCACCTTACCACCGATTACCAGTCGGGCACGGATTGCCATCTTGCCCGCACCTGCATCTTGATAGGTGTCGATTGCTTCGACCAGTCGAACCTGTTCGGGGTTCGCTTCCTTTGCCCTGTTTGCTCGATACTGTTCGAGGGAGAGAACCTTCTTTTTTGCTTCAGCCATGTTGATAGGGTTGCCTCTGTTCGGTCGTTTCAACCCTTCCCCAGTTTCCCCCAATCGGGGGAACCTACTGGAACCTGTTCGCAAGCGGGGCTTGCTACTGGGGATTCCCGCCCCGAATCGGGGAGGAAGGTTTGATTAAGACCACTCAAAGAACAACTCCGATAGACAATCCGAATCCCCCGCCCCTTTCAATGCCTAATTTCACCTTTTTTCAACTTTCTTTCGGGCAGTCAAACCCCAGTTTAGACTGTCAATTGGAATGGGGTCTTAAAGGCATCCCAGTTGCCCCAGGAATCGCCCGGATTGACAGTCAATGGTCTAGGTAGGGTTGACAGTCAAAAGGCCTTAGAACCGATTCTAGAACAGGTCGGAAAATCAGTTTAGAATAATTCTAACTGGGGTGGAGGGGGTCGAATCCTACCGGACGAGGGCCAGGCGGCGAATCATCTTCACTTGCATAATTTTTGGTAAAAAGACTTGACTATCGTGTATCAACACCCCTACCCCCCGCCAGTTTTCTAGCACCCCCCCGCCAGTTTTCCGGCGGACCCCCGCCAGTTTTCCGGCACCATATAGTAATAGAGATAGTAATAGTAGATAAAGATACAGGGCGGTGATTAAAAATAGGTGGGGGTATGGATTTTTAATTCGACAGGGATTGGTTGTTGTGTAGGTTGTGGGGAACGACTATGTTCAAAGAGAAACAGATTATTGCCGAGTATCCGTTCACGAAGGCTGACTTGATAGTTGCTCGGAAGTCGGACAAGTATCAAGTTGGTGTTGACTGGATGACTGTGGCTGAGTCGTCGAGCCGTCCTGCGACCGTTTTTTGGACGATGAAGGGGGTGATAGCCTTGCTGTCGTCAAAAGGCCTACAACCGGCTCCTACGTTCGTATCTGAGGGTTCTGCCGTAGCGACTCCGCCCCCTGCTGTGGTAGCCAAGAAGGAAATCGTCAAGTGCCTAGGCATTGTCAAACGTAAGTATCCCAACAAGCGTCTCGTTGACTGTGAGGTCCGTGGCCAGAAGGTCAAAGTCAAGGTCCGTGACAATACCTATATGCGTCTAAATCTTATCCTCGACGTAGAAGAAACCGCCGAGGGATTCATTTCCCGCAATCGAGTCGATGAAAGAGGACGAATTCATGCCTAAGAAGCCCAAAAAAAATAATGCGGTTCTCGCTGCTCACGCAGCAGAACAGATGGAGGGTCATGCCAAAGCGTTTCTACTGAATTTGGAACACTATGGGATAAGCGGAGTGTTATACCTGAAGATGCCTGACAATGAAGACAACATCATGGTCTTTACTGGCAACCAGAAGGATAGCGAGTATATCAAGTTGCTAAATTCTTGTTCTTTGTGTTCTGTCGCAGGAGCAAAGGCAATACTTGACAAAAAGAAGTAAGCATTTACATTACTTAACAAATGAAGAACGAGAAGAAAGAAAGCAAGAAGCACGAAGCAGCCGAGAAGAAGGCCGGCAACGCCAAGATGGAAATGCTTGAAGGAAAGATGCACGGCAAGGCTCGTGGCTCTCGTAGCAAGAACTACAAGGGCAGGGCTTGCTAATGGCAAACATTGAATTCGACAGAACGGACCCTAGGTCGCCTGACTATGATAGAGTATTGCAGGCACAGGATGCCTATCAATACGGAGAGAACGCATACGAACAGGCAAAGTATGATTTTGTAAATTCTCAAAGCCAAAGACTTAGGGCATGGCCTCCTGCTGGAGATGACTCAATGCTTATAGAGGACAGGTTTACATATGTTCCTTCAATACCTCCCAACTTTTATGGAGGAGAAAACGCACTTCCCAGAACTGCTGATAGGTCTGGCATCCTTCCGCTTAATACAGACATAGACCCGAATGCCGCATACGGACGATACGCAAATCTTTCAAATCGTGCTTACAACATAGACAATACTTGGAAGTCTATTGCCAACATGGGAAGTGAAGATCTTGACGCACCCGGAGGACAGGGACGAAGAGATGTGGCACTTTCTGACCTTTCTGAAAAATATCTTTCTTTGTCCAAGCAAGCAGAAAGTGCAAAACAGGAAGCAATGTTTCTTGATACGGCCTACAATAGACAGATTGGCATTGAAACGTTTAGAGGTTGGGACCCGGAGGCAAATGAACTTGCAGGACTTGCAGAGCAAAATCAGCGTGACCTAGGCCGTCTTGTAAGAGAAAGAACTAATAAATTTAATGCAGGTATTCCAATATCTAAAGGTCTTGATTTCAAAATAGAATTAGCCCAAGGTGCTGTAAACAAAAGCCTAGGAAACTGGGATGATTTGCTTCAAAAGAAAGCCGTGTTTCAAGGTCCAAAAGGGCCCTATCTGCTTTCCGGCGTTCCTTTGCAGTTTCTTGATGATATGTCTGATAAGGCTGCGTTCAACCTTAAGCGTAGTGCTCAAATTAACTCTGAAAAAGTTCAGATGTTCCAAAGCAAATACGCAAATGACGCTGCTTTCAGAGCAAGTGTTAATCAAGGATTGAAGGCCAAAGTCCCAGGAGTGCTTGCGGCAGGTCTTGGTGGATACATGGTCAAACAAAAGATGGACGAAGGCGAGTCGCTACCTGCGGCAGTTGGACAGACCGCAGGAGAAATCGTATTAAATGCAGCCAAATTCGCACTTTATGAAAGATTTGTCGGACAAATAGGAACTCTTGGGGCTCCGGAAGTTGACCCCTACGCTAAACAAAGACGAGAAGACCCGATGTTTGGAATGAGTCCGATTGAAAGACAGCAAAGGCTTGCTAACCAAAGGGAAGTTGAACGAGTGTCCAACATCAGACTTGCTGATACGATAGACAAAGTTCAAATGGACGACCTTGAGGCTGACTTTCCGGGAATCAAGAAGGAAGAAGCAAGGGTAGCCAAGATTCTTCGTGAGAGAAGAGAGAAAACTACTGAAGTTGAAACGAATATTCTTAATTCACCCTTCTGGAACAAGTCTAAATGAGTTCTATTCTCGACAAGATGAGCGACCATCCGTTGCTCGTCAAACCGACAGAGGAAGCGTTGCGTCTGATTATTGAAAGAGATGGAGCCGAGAAGGTTGCTGAACTGATTCAACTCAGAGAAGACAAGATTACTGCTGAAAAAGAAGACCCTTATCGTCATGGCTATGAGCCTTTCCATTGGAAAGATGCCGATGAGATGCTTAAAAACAAGGAAGAACTGCTCATTCTAGGCGGAAATCGAGCCGGAAAGACTGAATATGCAGCCAAAAGAGCAATATTTACGCTATGCAACAAGCCAAACTCCATCGTGTGGTGTATTCACACTACTTCCATGTCGTCTGTGCAGATGCAACAGAACGTAATCTGGAAATATATCCCTTCGGAATACAAAACGATGAAGAAGGGACGCATTACCAACATCCAATACAGCCTTAAGAACGGCTTTTCGCACAACTCGTTCGTATTTCCTAACGGAAGCCAGTGCATTTTCATGAATTATGCACAGGACAAGGTTGTTATCGAAGGTGGCGAGCCGGACTTCATCTGGTGCGACGAACTTGTGCCTCTCGACTGGGTTCAAACGCTCCGATATCGTATTCTTACCCGCCGTGGCAGACTGCTAATCACATTTACTCCTATCGGTGGATTCTCGCAGGTTGTTAAAGAGTATGTGAACGGCTGCAAGTTCACGAAAACAATGAAAGCGGACATTCTTCCGCAAAACTTGATACACGTCGCTGGTTGTCCCAAGGGTCATATGCCTTACTTGGCTGAAGGTCGTTCTAAAACCTCTGGAATCATCTGGTTTCACTCCAAATTCAACGTATATTCTCCATTTGACCAGATGGTGAAGCAGTTGGACAACAAAACCGACTATGAAAAGAAAATCAGAGCGTATGGATGGGCACAAGCCCTTGTCGGCTCGCAATTCCCGATGTTCTCGGAAGCCCACATCATTAAAGAAGACAAAATCCCGCAAGAAGGGACAAACTATATGTCGTGCGACCCAGCGGGGGCGAGAAACTGGTTCATGCTCTGGTGCAGGGCGACGAAAGAAGGGGACTTCTACATCTACCGTGAGTTCCCGGACGAGACGTATGGCGAGTGGGCACTTCCCGACTCTAAAGCAGATGGCAGAGAAGGTCCAGCACAGCGTTCGAGTGCTGGTCGCGGTATTGACGAGTATAAAGGACTTATTCGAGATTTTGAAGGGGAAGGAGAAGAAATAGCCGAGCGTTACATTGACCCAAGAGCAGGTGCTACACAGGCAATAGGCAAGGAAGGCGGGTTTACGCTCATTGACCTTCTCAATGACGGAGACGACCCGATGTTCTTCAAGCCTGCTGCCGGTGTCAAGATTGACCAAGGTGTGTCAATCATTAATGACTGGCTATACTTTGACCAGTCTGAACCCATCACCTATATCAACAAGCCGAAGTTGTTCATCTCCGAGAAGTGTCAAAACCTAATCTACTCGATGAGAGAGTGGACTGGTGGTGACGGAGACAAGGGTGCTGCGAAAGACCCAATTGATGCTCTTCGCTATATCGTAGTGATGAATCCAGTATTTGAATCAGAAGATGCCTATAAACCTTACGGTGGAGGTTCTTATTGATTTTTTCACAACTATTGATAAACAATTACTATGTCTGAACAATTTTGGAAGAACGGGATGGACAAGATTACAAGAGCCAGCGACGAGCCGGATGTGCAATATCTCAATGACGAGTTGCACCGTTCCCTTTTCTATGGTGGCAATATGTCCAGACTGACAACCTCTGACGACCAGAGAATGTGTCGCTGGGAAGGTCAGTCCGACGACGGCAGAAAGCATGAAGATGCTCTTGGATTTGAGCCGTTTCCGTTTGAAGGTGCATCCGATGTCAGAGTCCGACTTATTGACGACACTATAAATCAACTGGTTATTCTTCTAATGACAAGTTGGAGTCGTGCCAATATCAGAGTGTCTGGTGTTGAGATGCGTGATGCCCAGATTGCAGGAGCAGCCCAGACGCTGATGCAATGGATTGTCGAAAACAAGATTAGAGCAGAACTGACAAGAGAAGCCGAACTCTGGGTTCAATACACAATGCAATTTGGTTGGTCTGCCGTCCATATCGGCTGGGATAGAAAGATTTCCAAGCGAAACGAAATCATCAAGATTGATGAACTGCTTCAGACCGCCCAACAGGGCGACGGTATGATGCTTCAAGCCATCCAGTCAATCCAGTCCGACCCGGACTCTGACCTTGGCAAAATGATTATCCAACAGGCTCTGATGTGTGATGCGTCCGAAGCCAAGATTATTTGTCGCAACCTCGCCACGCAGGGTTGGTCGGAGTATCAGCAACCTTACATTTCTAGAAACCTTCCTGTAGTCGCTGCCCTAAAGCCGTTTGACGAAATCTCTTTCCCTCCCGAGACTGTGGACATCCAAGATGCCAGAGTCATCTTCCGAAGAGTGTTCATGTCCGAAGTTCAGTTCAGAAGCATCGGCAAGTCCGAGAACTGGGACGAAGACTTTATGGACGCTGCGGTTAACACCGCTGGAAAGACAGGATACCTACAAGACTCGCAGATTATCCCTCTTATCAATACGGTCCCCAATGCCATTGAAAAGGCCAATAACCTCATAGAAGTCGTGTATTCTTACGCCAAGCAATTGGACAAGAATAACAACTCCGCTATCTACTACACAGTTTTCTGCCCGACAGTCGAAGAACACCTTTACGGCAAGCACGAGATTCTCGACTATGCCCACGGAGAGTATCCGTTTGTCGAGTTCAGAAGAGAAAGACTTCGACGTTCTATCGTTGAGTCCAGAGGCGTTCCGGAACTGCTCTATACGGAACAAGAAGAATTGAAGGCTCAAAAGGATGCCATCAGAGACAGAACCGCAATCGAAGTCAGCCCTCCGCTGATGGTCAAGAATCGTCTTGCTAATCAAACACGCATCGGTCCTGGCCAACTACTTCCTGTCAGACAGCCCGACGAGTATCAGTATCTTGCAGGCCCAAGCGGAACCCCCGCTACTGCGTTTGCATTGATGGAAAAGATTGAACTTAAGGTTGCTCAAGAGTTTGGACTTTACCACCCGGAGGTTGTTCCGACACAGACCCAGATGACACAACAGTTCATGGTCAACAACTTCTTCCTTTGCTGGAGCGTTGTCTATAAGCAACTGTTCTCGCTTTCGATGCAGTATCTTCTGCCAGAAGAGATTGAAAGAATCGCAGGTATGCCGATTGATACCAACTTCACGGACAATCATGGTCAGTTTGACTTCATGGTTAAGTTCGACATCAGAGAGCATGATACGGATTACGTTCTCGAGAAGATGAAGACCCTCAACCAGTTCGTTCTTCCGATGGATTCCGTTGGTGCTATCGACAGAGCAAAGTTGATTAAGGCTATGGCCGAGGCCATCGCTCCGGAAACCGCCAAGGACATTCTTGTTGACCAGAGAACCGCAACCCAGAAGCAATACAAGGAAGTTCAGAATGACCTTGCTCTGATGATGCTTGGACTTGAGGCTCAATACACCGAGAACGACCCGCAAGCGAATCAGAAGATGCAAGCGATGCAGGATATCATGTCTAAGAACCCGAAGGCTCAACAGGCTTCGCAGGGAGACCCTGTGTTCCAAGCCCTGCTCCAGAACTATTCCAAGAACCTCCAGATGTCAATTAGCCAGCAACAGAATGCTCAGATTGGCAGAACTGGAGTTTCTCCGGTTGGCAACAAGTTCGCTCAACAGGCGCAAGCCGGTGAGCAGCAAGAACTTATAGAACCGACAGAGATGCAACAGGCCATTAATCCTGTTGGCATGGGTCAGCAACCTCAATAATCTATGACCGAACAACAGAAGACGGAAATTAAGAACAAGGTTCAACGCTCGCTTGTCTTTCAAGAAAGCGAACTCTGGAACTCCGTTATGTGGATTCTATCTGAAGCAATCAAGATGGAAAGCGACATGGCTATTAGTCAATCCATTGAGGAGTCGAAGAGAGCACACCAGTCTGGTCGTGCAGACGGATTAGTCTATATCAAAGACCTTTTAGAACAGACAAGAGAAGAAGCACTTCGTTTGTCTAACAGAAAAGGTTCTTGACAAGTGTTAATCAATGATTAACTTACAAATTAAGTTTCTGCGAACTCTAAACGCTGACTGATGACTACAACCAATGCCGATAACGGAGAGGCACAAAATCCCGTGGAAAATGCTATCGGAAGCATTCAAAATGAAGAAACCCTTGTAAGCCAATTACGAGGCATACTGTTCTCCGACGAACAAGATGAAGGCAATCCCGAGCCTGTTGAACAAGAGGGAGAAGTCCAAACGGAAGACAAGGGTGAACAAGTTGACGAACTGGGTGACGGCCTAGTTGAAGATACCGAACTCACCCCCACGGCAGAGGATGGCGAAGATGTTCTTTCACAAGTAGAGACGGATGATAATGAACAAGAACAGACCGGTGTTCAGAAGCGTATCGACAAACTGACTGCGTTGCGTAAGACTGCTGAAGAGCAAGTTGAAGCGATGCGAACAGAGGTCGAGCAATACAAGTCCAAAATTGCAGAGTTTGAGAAGAGCAGCGAAGCGGTGCAGCCTACGGCTGAAAGCCCCTTTGCGGACCTCACTACACACGATGCTATCAAGGGCGAGTATGAACAGGCGAGACAAATCAGATATAAGTGCGAAGCGAACCCAGAAGGTTTCCAAATTGGAGAAACATACTTTGACTCTGAACAAGTCAGAAATATGAAACTCAATGCCATGCAAGCGATGGAGGTCCACCTCCCCAAGCAATTGGAGTTTGTCAAGGCAAGAGAACAATGGAAGCCTGTTGCAGTCGAATCGTATCCTTGGCTTAAAAACAAGGAATCGAGCGAATACAAGTTGGCCCAGCAAGTGTTGAAGACGTTCCCGCAGTTTAAGCGTTTCCCGGATTTTGAATTGTTCATTGGCGACTATGTTCGTGGCTATACAGCCAGAACCAGTCAAATCGGCAAGAAGGGTGTTGCTATCAAGCAGTCCCCGCAACTTGCGGTTAAGCCTACCTCTACACAGACACAATCAAGCAGAAATGATGCCTCTGCGAGAAGTGTTGAATCCAGATTTGCAAAGACTGGAAGCCGTGAAGACCTGAAGCGAGTGGTGTCAAAATACCTCTAATACCCCCTAACCCCTAAATATCCACTACTATGGCTATGCTCACAGAACGCAGTCTTTCCGCCGCCAACAAACTTGGTCGCCGTGAAGAAATTGCTAACCTTATCTCCCTCGTTGATGCGAAGGACACCCCCTTTACCTCTATGGCGAAGAAGGGTTCCCAGCCCCAACAAACCCTGTTCCGCTGGCAGGTTGACTCTCTCCCCGAACCGAAGACAGATGGTGTTGTCGATGGCACGGATGTGACCAACGCTGACTTCGAGAACTTCGTCAAGACTGACACCAAGCAGTATCGTAACGAACTCGCCGCTTTCATCCAGATTTTCCGCAGACAGACCAGAGTTTCCAAACTCACCCAGTCTTCTGTTACGAACATCGCTGGTGTGAAGGATGAACTCGCCAACAATGTCGCCAAGGCTATTACGATGCTGAAGCGTGACATGGAAAAGACCTTCTGCTCGGATAACGAGTCTCAGGCCGAAAAGACTGTCGGTGGCACCGTTGTCCCTTACAAGACCCGTGGTCTGGATAAGTGGATTGTCAAGGCTGCCGATAAGGACACAAACGAAAACGCCACAATCGTTCCGGATGAGTTCTGCGTTCCCTACGACGCTGTTGACCCGACCAACTCCTCGATTGCCGAAGGTGCTCTGGCTGACCTCTCCGAGACTCAGATTCAGAACGTCCTTACGTCCATCTACAAGCAGACTGGTCAGTTCAGAACCTATGACCTCCTTGGCGGTCCCCTGCTGAAGAGAGCGTTCACGAACCTCGTCTATACCACGAAGGAATCGGCCGCTACCGGTCCCCTCGAGTCCCAGAGAACGAATAACAGAGACGCTTCGTCTTCGTCCTACACCTCCTCGATTGACCTCTTCGAGGGCGATTTCGGTGGTCTGAGACTGCATCCGTCCCTGTTCCTCAAGAACCATAAGGTCGGTTACATCATTCCGTTTGACATGGTGGAAGTTCGCTACGGTGGCAATGTTGCCGAAGTGACCAACCTCCCCGATAACGGTGGTGGCCCTGCTCGCCTCATCGAAGCCGTCGCTGGCCTCGTTGTCCACAACCCGCTTGCCTTCGGTAAGTTGGACCTCTCGTAAGCGAGGTGTCGGACTTTATCCAAAGTCTGGCTGACGTGATTCCCTCCAATCTCCGCAAGGAGGTTGAGAGGGAACTTCGTTTCGGTTGGAATCAACAAGAAATCAAAGCAAAGGCTGACGCTAAACAGACAGCCATCTATGGTCATGCAAATGCTGCAAAGGCAATTGAAGGCGTAGGCCAACTAAAAGCAAGAATCCCTGTTAGTGCGTTCCACTATTGGGGTCATCGACTCGGCTATGAGTGCTGGGAAGATAAGCAATTCGTCAACGAGTTCATTAGGGACAACCCAGAGGTAGCCGTCCGTAATCGAATGAAAAGAACAATGGTTAATGGTGCCGCTGGCATCTTTGACTCCTCTGGAACCCTTATCAAATGAGAACCATTGACTTCGAGACTATTCTCGCTCAATCACTTCAGATTGCCGGCCTTGACAGAGAGAATCTGACAGCCCAGTCATTTAGGCAGATTAGAGACTTTGCCAACTTCAGACTCAAGTTTGCTTGGGAGTATGATGTCTGGCCGGACCTCGTTCGCACCACCCTATTCCCTGTTACCAAGAGTGGAGCCATCTACTCGGTTAACATACCCTCTAATGGGGTCGTAGTTAACTCACAGGGCACGTTTAAGGTCGATGTGGGCGATATCATGCAAGTTACTGGTGAAGACCCCAGAACGACTGGAAGAGTCAAGGAAATCGGCTTCTCGACAGACGAGCAGGATGTGCTTGTGTCTGGCGACGTCTATACGACGTCCAGACGACTTATAATTGACAATGCTAACTATTCTGAAGTCTATTTGACATACAGAATCAACTGTCCAGAACTTATTGGCGAACTCTGGACTGAACAGACATATTACCCCGGACAGGTGGCATATTGGGCATATCAAAACCTTAAATACTTTGCACCTACAAGCGGAGCGTCTGCTGGAAGCAAGAAAGGCAACTTCTGGAAGTGCATAGTTGAAGGCAATACCGTGCCGAACCTTGGCAACCTAAACAACCCTACTGCCGGAGACAAATGGGAAAAGGTAAAGATTCCCGCAATCTTCGGTCAATACATCATCAAGGGCATTCATAGTGATTGGCTTAAGTCTGAAATGCAGATTGAATTCGGCATGAATGCAGACAAGGAGGCCAATGCTTTGCTTGACTTGGAGATTCAAAAGTGTATTGTCCAGCAAGGTATTCAGCCCAGAATGAAATTTAACAAAATATACTAATTATGTCTCACATTAAGATTTCCTCCCCCTTCTTTTCCAAACTTACGCACGAAGAAACCACAATCGGCACCGCTGTTTCTACCGTTATTTCTGCTGTAAATCCTGGCGAAAAGCGTATCCTGCTTGTCATTCAAAATAAGTCGACTGACGTTATCACGGCTATCCTTAGTTCTGATGTTACCGTTACGGTCGGAATTGACATTCAACCTAATCAGTTGATTTCCTTTGACAATTACAACGGCACCCTTCGTTGTAAGTCTGCCGGTTCTTCCAGCCTTGTTCATGTAGCCTTTGCTAATGTTTAATAGGCTCAGAAAGTTAAATGGTATTGGCAGAGCATTCTTTGATAGTCTGAGTTTTGCTGGGCAGCCGCCAGTCGTTAACCCTCCTTATGGAACGGTTCTTTCGACTGCTTGCGGTAGCGAAGTTGGACAAGGGCAACCAGACAACTACTACGACGCTCTTGGCAATCCTTGGAATGGAATGTTCAAGAAATATAACCTCATTGCAGATGGCAATGGTGGTTCTATGTGGGTTGGAGTTTCCGATAACGCAAATCCGTGCTACTATCCGTATGGATATGTAACTTCCGGAGTTTTCGATGGTGCTGCCAGTCTGAGTTGGAACTATGGAGGTGTTTCTGGAACCTATGTCTGGGGAGTTACTTGGGATTATTACTATTCCGACGGTGCTGGCGGGGAAGTTCATACGGCAGGTGTTATTGAAAACAACCCGCAAGGTTGGAACATTAGCGGAGAAAACAATTGGGCTGAAGGCTACATGGCCTATGTGTCAGTAGGACAATCTGCCTTCTGGTATAACTATGGTTACTACCTTGGTGACCATTTTTACAGCAACGATTATACTACAGACTGCTGGACCGTATCTATTGGTGGATATACTAATTATATCTATGCAGATGGTTATGGCGGAACCTTTGAATCTTTTGCCGGCGGTGGATGGAATTCATCTGGAATAATTGGATACTGCAACGACTACGAATACTATCACGATGGAAATGGGAACGTAACTTCTAATTACGTTGGCGGAGGCGGAGGCGGAGGTTCTAGTTATCCTTCTTATGGAACATACCTAGACGGAGGCAGCAGCCCTATTACGACCAACATTTCGTATGATGGATATGTAGATGGAAATTATCAAAGCAATAATACTGATATTTCAATCGGATACTCTTATAGCAATAACTACGCAGACGGCAATGGAGGTTCGTATAACGAGTCTGGAAGTTATTACGATTATGCTGACGGCTCGGACATCTTTACTGCTCCGTATGGAACCGAACTAAAGACTAACTGGGATTACAATGGTCCTGACGGTTCTTACAATGGAACTTTCAAGTGGGCTGACGAAGTTGGAGTTTGGAAGATTAACCAAGGCTCTACCTACATGGATAGACTTTACGTCGCACCGCTTGTTAGCGATGGTCATGTCATCTGGGAAAGTCCGGGTTGGGCTGGAGAAGGTGGCCAGTATAAGACTCAAATTATCCTTCAAAACGGTGCTTGGTTTAGCACCACAATCACATTCTAACTATGGCTAAAATTGACATCCCCAAGGGCTGGACTGCTTTCTTCCAACCTACTACAAAGAAGGTTCTTGGACTCACAGAGTTTAAGAATGGCGGTAAGGCTGATACGGCACTTACACTTATCAATAAGAATACCAAGGAAGAAGTTCTTGCTGAAATCAAGAAACTGAACCTTAATTACACCGAACCTACCAAGTAATATGATTATCGCATTTATCTCTTTTATTGTCGGATTTTCTGGCGGCCTTTGGGTCGGTCTGAAGAACGGCAAGTCCTCAAAGGTTGAAAAGGCCAAAAGCCTTCTTGACGAAATTACAGGAAAGTAATGGCTCAACAGGCACAGGGTAAAACTGGAGAACTTTCGGACGGGGACCAAGGATTCACTGGTTTCAATTCGAGAGACAATCCGACTGTGCTTAGTCCTGGGACTCTTTCTCTGAGCCAGAACTTCAGACTTAATAGAGGCATTGCTACGGCTAGAAAGGGGCTTAAAAAACTCCTTAACGTCAATACCTCTACTTATGGTATCCGTCATGTCGCTGCTTTTAGAAAGTCTGACGGAACTGACATAATAGTCCTAATTTGCAGGCTTGGACTTTACGTTTTTACTCCAAATACTGGTGCAATTACCGGACCTGTTCTATATAACTCCTATGGGACGATAGAGGACACCGACAAGGTTGACGCATTTCAAGCACTTGGTAAACTTATAATCCTCAGAGGCTTTAACAAGAAGCCACTTATCTGGGATGGCAATTCTACTATTACGGACGCTGGAACTACATCAAAGTTTATGCCTAACTCCGAACAGGGCATATATGTCAATAATAGGGCAATAGTTCAAAGTTCTTCTGATGAACTGTCCGTCTCTCACTATCTGAATATTGATAAGTTTGAGTTAATGGATGTGTTTAAGATTAACGACGGCTCCAATGATTCAATCACGGCTATTGCCCCTTGGGTTCTTAACGAATGGGTCGTATTCATGCGTAACCGCATCTATTACGCATCTGTCGGTGCTGGTGCGTATAACGCTGGAGACCTTCCTGTTGCCGGAGATTCTTATGTCAAGGTTCTCGCTACTGACATGGGTTGCGTTGCAAAAAGAAGCATCACACAGGCTGGCGGTGGAATGATGTTCCTGTCTGACTCTGGAGTGTATGCTTTCACCCCTCAGCAAGCCACTACGCCCGAAGGTATGCGTGCTGGCGTAATCGGAGAGCCTCTTTCTGCACCGATTGAGGATATCATATACCGCATCAATCAGAACCATGTAAGCAAGGCTTGTTCTGCCTATTACAATAATAGATACTATCTTGCCGTTCCGCTTGATGGTTCTACTGTCAATAACGTAGTTCTTGTATTCAACTTTGTTAATAAGCAATGGGAATCTATTGACACATTCCCTCCAGGGATTGACATTCAGTCCATGTTCACCGCAAACTATGACGGAAAGAAGCGACTGTTCTTTACCGACAAGGACTACGGTATTTATCTTGCCGAAGAACTGCAAGAGGGGGACAACTTCAACCATTCGACCATTAATAACGTGTTGCCGGTGATTCTCAGATTCTTCCTCAGAGATGAAATCAGATGGAGCATCTATCCTATTGATAGCAAGATTCATACACGCTCTTACAATTTTGGAATGAGTGAGGATAAGCGTTATTCGCAGGTTGAACTCGATATGAGACTGCCTTTGGCTACCTATACGAAGACCTCGTATATTGCTCAAAACCCAGACATTGAGGTTCAAATAGACGAGTTTGGTGCTCCCGATAACTATGCCAGCGTAAGAGACTTGCCAATTCGCAAAATTGCGTCATCTTGTATAATCAAAGTTCAGTCCTTTAATGGTGAGGCCAATATTAGGTCTCTAGCCATTACTGCGATGAGAACAGGAACAAACATCCGTTCATCCTAATATGCCTTCTCAAATCTCACCCCCTATCGAATATTTTGACGGAGACCCTATCAATGCGGAAGCGTTCAATGGTCATGTCAAAAATGCCACACTTCAGAACGGCTCTATTACAGAGCAGACTGCTATTACTGACTCCGTTATTCCTACGATTGACAGACTTGATAGCCTTGTTGTCTATGACGAATCTGAAGTTACTACGAATAAACTGAGAAAGGTGCAGGTTGAAAGTCTGTTTAGTTCTGGGGCTCCGGTAGTTGCCGATTACATTGAGACATCCGTAATTAACGCAGAGGCTGAATCTGACATTGATGTAACTCCCTATGTCGGCATCCTTGTTTCCGGTAAGAATTACTTCTCTTTAGACGGACTCACAGTAACAGTTACATCTACTGAACACGGATTTGAGTCTGGAACGCTGGTTGAGTTTTATAGTTCTTCTCCTGTTGACCATACTGGAAGGTTCCAGATTACGGTTCTTACTGCTGATACGTTCAGTTATAACAATGGTAAGACGGTTGCTGCTGCCGCCGGAAGCGGAGTCCTGTCCTACAAGAAGGCTGCTACTGTTAATCTGATTGGCAATCTTATTGTTAACGACGACTCTAGGGTTGCTGGAGATTCGTTTATTGGTGGAAACCTAAAGGTTGATGGTTCTGCCAGCGTAGGTTCTCTTACAATCGGAGGCAAAACTCCGCTTACTCAAGAAGACAGTTTTCTTGGAATCAGCGTTAAAACGGTTACGCTTCCTAATGGAACGGCTTTCGGGACTGTTGACTATCAAACACAATCGTTTAATGTTCCTCCTGGCGAGACTTGGACTTTTGTTTGGACTGCCATTACTGACCAATATAACTCAACTGGAAATACAAGACCTAACGTTGCCTATACTTGGAATATCTTAGTTGGAAGCCTTACTGGTTCGCTAGTTGATACTGCTGCTGCCGGGAATCAAGGATACGGAGGAACATCTTCTGTGTCCAGAAGCATTGTTGTAAGAAATGAAGGAACAACTGGAAATACGCACCAAATCATCTCTCCTACTGTTAATATGACATATGCTGGAACCATGAATCTTACTTGGTCTGCAAAGCCTCCATACGGATGGAGTAAGTGGGAAAAGGGTCATATTAATCTTATTTTATTCAGACAAAAAACTGCGTCCATTAACTACGGACATCCTCAAGTTCTTTAATTTTATGGGCTTTACACCAATCGCATTTAGACCGTTCATGAATAAGGGGAGTGCTGCTCCCGATTATGGCGAGTTCCTCACCAAAGACGCACAACAGTATTACAACGAAAGTGCCGGTGCCGTCGCTGCCCAAAAGAAAATCATACCTGCAACAATCAATGCAGAACGTGATATTCTTGGAGGCCTTCAGCAGTATCAAGCAGAGAGAATGGGCAGTCAGTCCAGAAACCTTCTTGGACAGTATGCCGATATGCAGGGAATGGCCAATGAGAGACAGAGTGAGTATCAAGGACAACTTCTTGGTATGTATGGTGGTGCTGGCGGAATGGCGACCGACTATGCAATTCAAGGTCTTGGTGCCGGAGGCCAAGGAGTGTATAATCAATTCATGCAACAGGCCAACATGGGTCTCGGCATGGGTTCTCAACTTAGTTTTGAAGACCAACAGGCATCCCAGCAGACCGCAAGAGCAGCGATGGCTGCTAGAGGTTTGACAGGAAATCAAGCGGTTGGCCAGGAAGTTCTGAACTCCTATCAACTCGGGCACCAGAGAATGCAAGAGCGTCAACAGATGGGTATGCAAGCGATGCAGATGGCTCAACAGCAACAGCAGTTTGGTCACCAAGCGTATCTTTCTCCCTCTATGCAACAGTCTCAGTCTATTTATGGACTTCCCTCCCTGTATGACAATACACAAGGTTCTTTCCAAAATATGGCTCCTCAGTTTATCCAACCCGAGTCTCAGTATCTTGCCAATATCCGTGGAAACCGCATCTCTCAAGAGAATGCAGACAAGGCGGCAAAGGCTCAGAATCAAGCGGGTATCGTTGGTGGCGTGGCAACCGTTGCGGCTGCTTACTTCATTTAATGACAAAAGAACAAAGAAGCCTAGAGATAATTCAGCGAGGCTTGTCGATGTCAAACAAGTCGGCAGTTGCTTGGTCTGGTGGGAAGGACTCTATGGTTCTTCTGCATCTGATGCTTAAGACTGGACGTAAATTCCCTATCATTTTCTTTAGGGAGCCGTGGCAACCTTGGAAGTATAAGTTCCAAGACAGGATAATCCAAGAGTATGGCCTTGAGTCCTATACTTGGCACCCTCAGTCTTCCTCGTTCCAGCAAACCGGAGACGAGTTTGAGGTCCAAAATGTCTATTCGTTTGATACAACCATTGTAACCTGTCCTAGCGGCATTACAAAGCCGGTGGACGGAAAGCCGTGGGTTTGTGCTATTGATATGCTCAAACGCCCCAAACAGATGAATCTTATGTCTGGTTGGGATATGGTTTGGGTGGGACACAAGGCCTGTGATAGCGACCCTATTTATGGTGGCGACGCTGGCACTAGAACTGAAGTAAGGGTAGTCCCAGGACAGGCTACAATGATGTTCCCCCTCCGAGATTGGACACACGAAGACATCTGGAACTACACCATCGCCAACAATATTCCTATTGACCTTGATAGATATGAGCAGGTTGACGGAAAGTGGGGCGAGAAAGTTGACAAATTAACCAACGTTGACTATGTTCACGCTTGCACCTCTTGTATTGATAGAAGGAATACGGCTAACAAGTTCGTATATTGTCCGAAGTATGACGGAGTAGTCGAAAACTGCTCAGATAAACTTCCTTGGTTCAACCAGACAATCCCTTCTTATATGAAGGACTAATTTAAACCTACACTTATATGCCTGCCCAAAATCAACCCAACCCCGGTGGTATGTTTTCCAGATACCAGTCTGAACAAGTAAATCAAATTCCTGCTGGATATATGGAAGGTATGTCTTCTTGGGGTCGTGCTGCTCAAAGCCTTGGTAGCAACATTGCCAACATGATGGCTCAGAACAGAGCAGAAGAGCAGAATACTAAGTCTAACGCTCTCAAGACCGGAGAGAACGCAATCAACGAACGAAAGGTAGCCGCCGCCGAACGAGCCAATGTCATCAAGGAGGGCATGGCTGATACTGAATCTACATACAAGGCATATACTGCTGTTCTTGCCGCCGATGAGTCTGGATATAAGAGAATTTCTGAAAGCAACAAGGCTCTTGATGCCCAATTGGAATACTTTGGCAATATCCTTAAAGAGCCCAAGTCTTCTGAGGCCGACAAAGCGGCAGCACAAAAGAAGGTCAACGAACTTACTCCGCTTAAGAAGCAAGCACTTGAGGGACTTACAAGATACCTTCAAAACACTCCTCCTTCTTACGACCAGTTCCTTACTGACAGAAGAAAGGCTGGTGCAGACAGACCTGTTATCAGAAACCCCGACGGAACACGTAGCGTCCTCAATCCTGTTCCTGGGGTCAAGCCCTTTGAGACCCCCGAGAAAAAAGGGTCTCCCGACAGCAAGGAACCTATCTCGTATTACACATCTCCTGCTTTCAATCCCGCACCTATTACTGGCGAACGACAGGGTGTTACAAAAACAGTAGCATACGGAGGTTCCGCAAAAAAAGTCGAACTGGTGGGGGGAAGGGTTTCTTCCGTCACTTCACCGGCGGGGAAGAAGACGGTTCTGGGAAGTTTTCTGCCTGAAGAACACCTTGCTGGTGCTACTGAGTTTTCTGAAGCAAGCGTTGATGCTTCCAATACTGATGACCCTCATCTGAATCCGCAGACTACTGCGGAAGAAAACCCTGCACCGATTGAAAGAGTTGAAGTTCCTGGCCCCCTTGGAAACAAGATAGTCCAGACTGAGCCGCTTAAGGCTATCGAGACATCGCTCACTCCGAGTGTTCCTGTAAGCGGGACAATCATCTTTGAAAAGAACACAGATTCTGCTGGAACAGTCACAAAGACTCCCAGAATCATGTTCAATACAAGTGCCCTTCAGAATGCTGATGGAACACCCAATGAAGTTGGAGTCAGAACGCTTAGACAACTAACTCTTATTAATGAAGTGTTACAGGGAGGAACGCATAAACTGGTCAAGCCTACTCAAGAAGAAAGAGATAGTGCCAGAGACTTGTTTGGAACGCCGGAGAACGCCTTTGACCTTCCCGAGATTTCTTCGGCTTGGGCTGTCGTCAAGAGAAACACCGACAAGGGTTACAAGGGTTTTGACTCTACTGCCAATAATTTCACCCTGTCATTCCAGCAGAAGTATGGGATGTTTCCGTCCCAGTTCATGGTTAACGGAGAACAGGTCAATCAAGAGGAAATCGTTGCAGATGCAAATGTCGCCCTTGAGTCCACCGCATCTGCCAGACTTGCTAGCAGATTTGAAAGCATTGGTAGTGCCCCTCAAAAGCCTACAGGTCTTCAAGAGTCTATTGATAACGTAACAAAGCAACTTGCTGAATCTGAAGAAAAGATTGCCAGACTTACAAAGTATCTCAGCAGCCCCCTTATTGTTGGGTCTGATGTCGAGACTTCTTACAAGAATGAACTTGGTGCTGAAATGAAGAAACTGACCGTTATTCAAGCGAAGGCACAGCAGAATCAGATTGTCAGTTCTAACTACGATATCGACCTCAAGGCTTACGAAGCAAAGCGTAACGCTGTTGAGCAAGAACTTAAGGTTGATAAACTTGCACAAGACCTAGCCACGGGCAGGGTTGAGCAATCCAAGGCTGTTAGAGTTCTTCGAGAGGGATGGATTGGAACAGAGCCAGAACACCTAGTCATGACCAATGGATTTATCGCCTCCAAACTTAAGTCCATCAAGGGCAAGACTGGTGCCATTCCTATGACTGACAGGGACGGCAATCCGATTATGGTCATTGACAGATTTGGCAACAAGGTTCAAAAGACATATCAAGACAGACTTGATGCTCCGGAACTCATGTCGCATCTTCTTAGAACTAAGCGTTATGACCTAATTGACTCCCTGTCTTCTGGTATGCCTAATGCTGAAAATCTCAGCAATCCGAAGACTGGAATCATGGATGCCCAGTTTAAGTATAACGAGTCTCTTGTTCCTATCAGAAAGTTGGCTGAAATGAACGACAAGTATGTAGCGTTGGCCTCCAAGGGGTTGACTGGTGAGGCTAAGTCCTACTGGAACAGAATGTGGTATGAAGCCGAAGATGCGGCTGGAACCACATATCAAAAGACGCTTATTGGTAAGATTCGAGAAGCAATTGTTGGTCCGGGCAATCCGTCTAACTATGAACAAGAGGTCATTGCATCTATTGTTCCTAATCCTACGGATGTCCTTACAAGACCCGAAAGACAAAAGGCTAGAATCAAGGCTCTGGCTACCATTGCCATTCTTAACCATTATAACCGAATGCTTGCTAACAAACTTGAGGCAACACCGGAAACCTATAAGATGTATAGTGACCAACTTAGTGGTGTTCTTGGATTCCCTGTTACTGAGGAATTCTTCACTGGTATGAGAAACGACTATACTAGGTCCAGACAGGTTTACTCGAACAATGAGGCCATTGGTAATGAGAACAAGTCTATTGCGTCTGACTACGCAAACCGACTGCTTGACACCCTTGAGGCTAGAAGTGCTCCTGCCAAGAAGTAGTATTAAATACTTGCTATTTATTGACAAATAAGGACTATAAGCAAATGGCTGAACCGCTTAAAACTACTCCGACAAAGTTGCCTGTCGAAGCCAAGAACCCAATCGCACCCTCCAAAGTAGATACTGCTCCTGTTGATTTGACAGTAAAGGCTGCAATTGATAATGCCAATGCTACAAAGGAGAGGCCTCCGTTTATTCCTATCCAAGAGGGTCAAGATACGTTCATTGAACCTGCCTTTACCATTCTCGGAACAGAAGCGAATTCACAGGCTTTCGCCAATATCGTCGACAAGAGCAACCCGCAGGGTGTCATTATTCACAATAAGGTTAAATATGCACTCAGGGACAAGGAGTCGGTAGATAAGAGACACGCCAAGTGGAAGGCTGACAGAGAACTGCAGGTTGCAGGTGCTCCGAGGGCTGGCGGACTTACAGATAGACTTACTGGTGGAACTGGTGTCACTTCTGCTAATCAAGAAACTAAGGAGCCAGTTCTTCATCCTTTTTCCAGTTACCTTACTTCGTTTGGCAAGACTGACGTTGAGGTTGTAAGCGGCCTTGCCAGAGCACAACTCAGAGCACAGTCGTATGCCGACAAATATGAAAAAGCCGGCGTTGCCAAACTAATAGAGTCTGACGATTCCCTGCTTTCTGCCCCAGATGCGTTGTTTGATGCCATGAAGAACATTCCTGGTATGTTTGCAAACAAGACGGAAGAAGAGTTCTTCAAGGCTGGTGCTGGTAGCAAGTATGCTGGCAAGTATGAGACTAGTCCGTTCCACCTTCTTCAAAGGAAGCATATGGGCAAGTATAAGGGAACGATGCATCCGTCGCAGTTAAAGATTAACATCGACGAAAACGGATTCCGACTTAACCCCAAGAACCCGGAACATCAAAAGATGTTCAGAGAGTATAACACTTGGGTTGAAAACCACCCAGACCTTAAGCCCCTCGTTGACAGAGCACAGGAAAACTTCAGCACAGTCGGCAAGATGCTGGTTGATTCTGTCATAAGAACTGTCTATACATCCGTCTCCTCGATTGGAGACCCGGAGATTGATTGGCATCCCGACTTTAAGGATGAAGACGCTAAAAAGGCACTAACAGACAAGTTGCTTATTCTTGCCTCTGCAAGAAGCAACGGAGAGGTTCTTGATGGATTTACTGAAGATACGGCATTGCACATGGTTGAGAAGAAGTTCGGAGAAACTGGTGCAATCGACATGGACCTGTTTGACGAAGATGCGAAGAAGAAGATGCCTGACATTTTGATTGAAGTTGCAAAGCAGGTCAAGGAACTCGATTCAAAGGGTGCGTTCAAGAAGGACATCAGAGGCCTGTCGTCGGCACTAACTGTCATGTCTTCTATGATTACTGGCGGTATTGGACTTGGAATGATGGCAATCAACTCCGACCCCAATTCTTACTCGATGAGAGTTATCAACGGCTTCCATACTGGAAGAGTATGGGCTGGTGCTGACTTTAGCCCTGCCGACCCGGATTCCTCCCTCAATATTCAACAGATTTACGAGCAGATGCAGATGCAGGGAATGAATACTGGTGCTGATTATGCTACTTGGCATCACCATCTTTCCAAGGAAGGTATCTTTGGCTCTGCGGTGATGGACACAAGATATCACGAAAATGGCAGTCATTGGCTTACTCCGTTTGAAGGTGCAGCCCTTCTTGCTGGCGGATTCAGAGCAGGAAAGGCTCTTACACTAAGAGGTGCCAGAGGTGCGGGTGTTTCCAAGAACTTCCTTGAAAGAATAGGCCTGCAGGAAAGTCTAGACGTTACCCTTGAAAGACTTAATACGCTCTCCAGACAGGGAGTTCCGTTTGCAGAGGGAATGGTTGACCTTGAAATCAAGGCTATGATTGATGACATCAAAGCACAGGGTGCTGCCGCAGGAGAAAAAATTGATGACTATGAGGCTATCAAGAGAGCCTATGAAGGAAGAGGAAGAGTTCCTCATAAGAGAGACCCTCTCAGAATGGTGAAGGCTCCGGAAGAGGTTCTTAACAGACTTAGTGGAATTATTTCCACCAAGGCTGAAAGCGTAGCCACGATGCGTGATGCAATCCTTGAAGCAGCCAGAGAGGGAAGAAAGATTACCTATAGCCCCAAGGTGATGGAAACCATCACAAAGGCTCGCAAAGCACTTCAAGAAGCGAATCCCGATATTGATTGGAGCGTAGTCCCAGATAGCGTAGTTTATGAAAGAATTAGAAACAATGCCATTCCTCTGACAAAGGGCGTTGAAACGCTTTCTCAAAACGAAATCAGAGCAATGTCGCAAGAGGTTGGAAGAGTTTGGAGAAAGGTTGATGCGAAAGACCTTGCTGGCTACAAACGAGGACAGGCGTTGCCCATTCAAGTAAATTGGGTATATGACAACTTCGTTACCAATTTCCTTACTGGCTCTCTTAAGACTGGAAGCAGATTTGCAAACTGGGTAGATGAGATTGAAAAGGTGTATGGCAACCCGAGAAGCGGACTTAACGCTATTGGAAAGATGTCTAGCGCACCCGGAGTCGCCGCAAGCACACTTCAGTCTCAAGGCAACGGACTGTTCAGATTCGCAATGGCTAATGCAATCATTCCCGCACTTCGATTCATGGGAACGATAGGAGAGGCAGCAGAGTTCTTGCAGGATTTTGAAACCATGAACCAGAGAGCACTTGGTCATGACTTTAATTCCACGCTTCTTGGTATGCGTAATAACTACAACAGGGAGATTAGAAAACTTCTTGTCAGAAGAGCGTCCGTAAAAGGTGGAGATTGGAAGGAAATCAGAGAAAGACTTATTGAAAAGGGAGAGACAGTTGCACTCGACGAACCGCAGTTCATCGGAAGTTCTGTCAATGCCGACAAGGAACTTATTGATATTGATGCCAGGATTACCTACCTTGAGGCAAAGTCCCTTTGGGCGAAGAACATTCACGCATTTGGTGCCAATGGAGCACTTGCTGGTGCCACCAAACTATTCAGAGACGGCATGGTGTCATCTGCTAGCAATGAAATGTTGCTCGGAATTACTGACAATTTCGCAGGATTTGGTGGCGGAACAGCCTATGCTGGATTTGGAAGCACGACCAATGCAATAACATCCGGATGGACTGCTCACTTCGGAAAGAATGCAATTATCAGAGAAAGAACAAACCATGACTTCATGGAACTGAGAAACAGACTTGATAACATGGGTCAAGACCCAGCAGGAGATGTTCAGAGAATGAAACTTCTAAAGGTCATGGTTGCTGCCAGAGACAAGGCTGATATTATTTCTGCCGAGAAGGGCGAGAAGGCTGCCGAGGTGTTCTTTGCTAAGGAAATCGCAACTCTTGCCAATCTCTACAGAACCAACGCAGATGTTCATATTACAAATGCCGACGTAAGACAAGGGCTGGTTGCCTTGATGGAAGGCCTTCAATTGCAAGACCCGGATTTCGTTGATGAAATCAAGACTCACTATCTCAGCGTTGCCAACAAGATGGGAATGAAGGGCGATGCTGCTACTGCATATGCCAAGCAAATGCTTAGTGCCATCGTTGAGAGTAACGCTGCTACTGTTAGAAGCGGAACAATTGGCAAGGAAAGAGGATTGCTTGAAGCCGCAAAGCAGAGACTGATTGAAACGACTGGTGCTGAACTTGCAACGCTTAGTGCCGGTGCTGAAGTCCTTGCAAGAGAGGCTGGACTTAATACTGAGCAACTCTTTTCTGCAGGATTCCACACGACGGTAACGCAAGCAGAAAACATAGATACAACCTCTTACGGAATTCCTCACAAGGGAAGGCAGCGTCCTACTCCTTTTGGCGGAACGGACACGCCGATGCCGGAAATCATCGGAGGTGTGGACACAAGCGGAATGACTGGACCAGTCATTGACAAACTCAAGGCCTTCAGAAGTGAATTCAAAAGAATCAAGGCACTTGAACTTGAGAACAACATCAAGATTAAGGACATTAACCAGCAACTTACCGACCTTGCAGACGAGGCTGGCCAGATTGGTAGAGTTAAGCGTATTGCTCCGTTCAGAGATGGGCAGATGACAATTAATCCGCTTGATGGCTCCTCTTTCACGTCTCACAAGAACGGCATTACCGTGTGGGAAAAGGACGGAAGAACCTCCGTGTTCGTAGATGAAGAGAAGTTCTCTATTTCCGATGCCAGAGAAGAAATAGCACACGCAATCTTCTATACCGAGAACATGAAGGATTCTAGAGCACAACTCAGAAACATAATTCTCGGAGAAATTACGGTTGACCAAAACGGAACCAGACAGGTCAAGTCCGCCCCGCTAATCGCTGAAACGATTGAAGGCTCTCTTGCCTTGATGGATAAGTTTGTTGATGCACACGCATCCACATTGAGCGAAAGTGATTCCGTGTGGTTTAAGGCGACTTGGAATAGAGGAAAAAAGAACTTTGAGAGAAATGCTGACGACACCAGACTGATGCAGTCCGTGTTCGTCGAGTTTGCCGGAAGACTCTATCAAGCAAGAATGGAACTTGCCAACCCCCACATGACCAGAAGCGACCAGCAGGGTTCTACTGGAGAGGGAAGCATTGAGATGGGAAGCATCCCAATCAGACAGAAGCAGATTACCGGAGAAGACAGAGAGACAAGACTGAAAAAGTTGACATCTGGAAACAGACTGATTAGCAAACTTATCCTTGGCGACTTGAGAGTTGAGGATATTGTTAATGACGGCAATCCTATCAACGCTACAGATGTTGACCTTGATGGTAAGCATTCCACCGCAAAGTTTGGAAACGGAGATAGCATCAGAGATGCCGCTAGATTCATCTTGGCATTCGGTGCTGGAGGAAAGATTGATGAAATGTGGAGATTTATCAGCGAGGAAAGACTGTCCATGATGGGTTTCATCAAGTCTGGAAATAAGTCTCCCGACTATACCAAGTTCTGGGAGCATGGTAAGATTCGCCATCCTGTCAGCGGAGAACTGCTTGACATTGACCCCGCCCTTATGGGTTGGGCTGAGCAGATGATTGCTCACACACGAAACAGGGGTAGTTCGCAGGATGTTGATGCACTTACTGACCTTGAATCCGTATTCAACGAAAGAGAAGACTCCAGCGATGGTGCCAAGCGTAGAAGACTGATGTGGGCACTTGCTTCTGGTCGAAAGAAGTTTATCAACCCAGAAACTGGAATGTTCAGAGCGTCTCTTGCTGAAATGATGCATTCTGAGTGGCAACCCCTTGGGTCTCTTATCCAAAGAATCATCACTCCCAGAATCGGAGAAGATGGAGACTGGTCCGGCATGAAGGTCAAGAAGACTGTTGACGGAAAGACAGTTCTTATCGGTGCTCCTAACGTTGCCCAGACAAGACGAATCATCGAACATATCAAGGAGAACTACGGTCAGTATTCCGAGGGCAATGAAGTTGTCATGAAGAACATTGCCATCTTCCTTGAGGCAATCGCAGACGGAAACAGATTCGACCCTAAGTCGAGAGACGTAAAGGATGGCGGTGCTCCGGGTTGGACGCAGGTGTTTATCGCAGAATACTCTGGCGTATGGCAGGGCAAGGGAGTTGGAACTACCAAGAAGACAAAGGTTGGCGGAACCATGCCCCAGCAGAGAATGCTTGTTCCGTTGAGAGTAATCATTAGAGACTCCAACTTGGATGCTCTCGGTAAGAAGAAGACCCCTAATGAAGAAAGCGGAGAAATGCCAGGTATGCCAGAGATGTATTTCGAGATGTATGACCCTGTTGCTGGAAATACAGCCAGAGAGAACGCATGGAATGGCAACCTGTTTGATGCTGGCGGTAGCAGATACTGGACAGAGAATCAGATTCGTAAGATGTTTGGAGACTCCAAGAAGAACCTTAAGGCTGCTTGCGACATGGTTCTTGAGAACTATCAAAACGGTGGTTCCATTGCCAGAAAGTCCACAGAAAGACCTCCGCAAGAATCTTGGGAAGTTCT